GTCAAGATTGCCCAGACACAGTCTGGACCGAGGCGTGAATCTCAGTCTTCCACCAGGACTGGCCCTTGGGACCGCGGTTATGCCGCGGGATACCGACGTGGCATCTTGGATGGGGAGGCAAGGGCACGAGACGGATATCGAGCCAGGCTGGCAGAGCTGGAAGCTCAACTTGCTCAACAGCATAGTGATTTGCCAGCACGAGAGCCACGACCTGTTGATGGGGATGTCGCTGACTTATTCGTTGGCCTCGGTCCACGAGAACAGGTCGTCAATGTGCCCCCAACCCCACACCCAATTTGCAATGTCCCTGAGGTCATTCCTGTTGGAGAACCAATTGGACCAGGAAATGATGCAGTTCCTGATCCAACCGGCATTGTTGCATCGACACCCCCGGTTGCCACCCCGCGCACACTTATTGGTGCAGGTGCGGCTACGATCCAACCGGACCGATTAATAGAGGATTCTATCCTCAGCCATGTGTGTTTGAAGATGACGACAGTTCGCAGAACTATTGTCAATCTCCATATTGCCCAAAGACATCTTGAGGCTTATATGGTCAAACACCATAGTGATTGGTCCGGCAAACGAAAATTGGACATGAGAGATCAGGTATGCTTGCGTTGGCTAAAAGGTGAGGGCGACGAACAACTCATGGTTAAGGCCATTGGGGATAGTAATCGTCTTGAAATACCATATGGGTGGCTGTATAAGGCCTTCCTGGGTACATCTGGGCTAAAGCAGGCTAAGTACTGGTATAGGAACAACCGCTTGGAAGGGCGAGCAATGAGGCAGAGTTCCCCATTGCTCAGGTATCGTTGGCACATCATTGCTGGCAATGCCATCAGTGTTGTGGGCCTTCTGCACGCTGTGCGGAAGGGTCGATTTAAAGCTAGTTTATTCTGGCTGTCAGGTGTCATCGGCGGGTCTTTGCTGGGCAAGTATTTGCTCAAATTTGACACGCAGGTGATACCTTTAGATTGACAACAACGCAGGCCTCGAGCACTCTGCTCTAAAGCACCCCTGGGAGAGATTGGTGAACAACATTCCATCGATTTTGTGCCCACACAGATTTGTGACCATAGACATGGTTGCTGGTCTGTTGTGGACAAACCAGAGGGGTACCAAATGCCAATGACTGTGTATCATGGCTGCATTCAGAATGAATTGCGATCATTGCACAATAGGCACTTGGTGAGCAGGGTGCTCCCATCCCTTCCCACGGTGCGAGCTGTGGCCAGGCACTTTCATAGTGTTAGACCACGGCAACGGTTCTGTACTCTTACGGACCAAGAGGTGATTAGGTTAACGCCGAGTCACCGTCGGGCTCGGGTAATTCAGGCTTTGGAGGACTTCCAAACCAGAGGGCTTATGGACAAAGATACAATGGTTCATGGATTTATTAAACACGAGAAGGCTGGGGATGACCTTACTGATCCTAATGAGATGAAGGATCCGAGGCTAATCCAGTTTCGGTCGTTCGTGTTTACAGCACAATTTCAACGAGTGCTGATTCCTATTGAGCACTGGATCTTTGGCTGGTGTCAGAACTTTGAACCCTCTGGTAAGAAGGATGAGCAGATGTTTGCTAAGGGTATGACTACGAGGCAAGTTGGTGGTTGGGTGAATAATCAATGGGGCAAATATGATCTCCCACGCGCAGACTTATATGATGTGTCAAGATTCGATGCACATATGAATAAGTATGTTCGTGAGTTGATTGAATTTGCCCTTTATACCGACTGCAATAAGGCTTGTTCTGAATATGTGGCCGTGATGCGTAAAAATCGGGGCGTAACACGGGGAGGTATTAAGTACAGGACCAGTTACACTATGGGGTCTGGTGAAGCTTGTACATCACTAGGTGATAGTGTTGTTATGGCAGCTGTTGAGGAATACATCTACCGTGAGGTACCACATAGTAAGATTATCTTAGGTGATGACTCAGTTGTTGTTTGTGAATCTGAGTTTACACCGAATTGGCAAATATTTGAGGAGTGTGGGCTCCCCATTAAGTACGACTCGGCATACTCTATCCATGAGGTGGAGTTTTGTCAGAGCCGTCCGTGCCGTATCAGTGGTGTCTGGAGGATGGTGCGTAACCCTACGCGGGTTATGAGCCGTTCTACAGATTGCATCCATAGATTCGTAAAACATAGCACGTATGGGGATTGGGT